CACTTGCCGATGATGTGCTCCAGCCCGAGAGCGGATGCAATCTCGCTCGCTGTCGCTGTCGTATCGGGGTTGTAGGCTCCGGTGGTATCGTGCTCCAGTGCCTTCCCGCTTATTCCGATGGTGCCATCTTCGTGCAGCCCGCCAGGAACGACCTCGCCTTTGCGGTAGAGCCCTTCATGGGTGACGACCCGGCAGGGAGAGTTACAGGTGATGGAACGAAGGAGCCGAATCGCGCTGGGTTCCACGGCTGAATCGGCAGCGTTGATCCAGGCAAGCGAAACGGTATCGGGGACGATGTTGTCATCGAACTTCTGGCGATGGAGCTTGCCTGCGTCGATGTTCGATGCGCCGCTTCTGGACCCGGCCAGGTGCTTCACCTGATTCCGGGTGGGATTCACGACCACGATCTCCAGCGGGATGTCGGGGTCAACCATGCGGTTGATGCTCTTCACATGGGCCAGCTCACCGAGCCCTTCAATCCCTACGATTTCGAGCTGCTTGGCGGCGTGGGGACTTCCACCCTGCGCGAGATTGTGCATCGTCACGTAGATGCGCGGTCGAGCGAGCTTGAACCCGTTCGGGAAGGTGGACCGGACGCTGGGGATTCGACCGATGAGCCTCTCGATCTCCGAAAAGCGGAGAATCGTGGTGGTGTGCGGCTGCGCGTTCCGGCGCTTTTGCGCCGCGCGCTCAGCACTCGTCAGCGGGGCACGATCGCCTTTCGGTACGCCGAACAGCTCGTCGTATTTCGCCCTGGGCACCCACTCCCAATTGGTCAGCGTACCGGCATCACCAGTATCGGGCGTAGGCTCCTTTTCCGGGTTCAGCCTGTGAGCCTGCTGGCGGTTCTCAAGTAGCTGCTCACGGGTCCCGGTAGGGAATTCCTCATCGAGCGCCATGAAGGGGCGTGCCGGGTCGATCTCCTGGCCATGGAGGGCGTACTCGATATGGCTCATGTGGATCGTGGCGTCAGGGTCGTTGACCGGGTGAACCTGAATCTCGGGATCAAGCCGCTCAATTATCATCGGCAGGTTGTACCGCTTGTGCAGCTCCCGCATGCTGACATGACGGAGCGCCTGGGGGAGTGCGGTAAAGGTGCCGACCATGCCGCCGAGTATGGCCCCGGCAGAGATGTTGAGGGCGCTTTGTGCGGGCGTCCGAAGCTCCTGCTGCGAGTAGAGCACGCCCTCGGCATACGTGTTGCCCAGCGTGCCAGCCAACGCACCCTTCCCTATCCGCCTACCGGCCACGTTCCAGCCCGAGCGCATGAGATTGATGGTTCTGGCATACGATCCCACACCCACTGGTATGAGGTTCACCGGGTCGAGCAGCCCCATCAGGAGCATCCCACCAACCGCGTTGTACCCGCTCTCCTGAATGGTCCGATGGTCTTCGAACTCCTTCATCAATCGCTTCTCTGCGATTCGGAAATCCGTCAGGTTGAAGACATCGTTCAGGGCGTCTGGAGCCATCTCGAAGATTGTGCCCCGGATCAGTTTCGGGTCGAACGGATTGAAGCCGGGGTCGGGCGGCTCGCCGGAGTATTGGAAATTCATCGCGTTGAGCGTGCCGCCAAGCGTGTTTTCGAGCCTGAACGCAGCGGGAATCGTCCCAGTCCAGAAATCCGGCATCCGCCTGTACTGATCTTGCTTGATCGCTCGCGAGCCTGACGCTCGTTCGCTTTCAAACAGGCTGTCGCCATGCGTGTTTCTGTTCTGAACGAACGGCATTAGGGACGGCCCCTCGGAACCGTGCTGGGCGTGTGATCTGCTACGAAGCCACTGGCGCGATCGGCTTCGGCCTGCTCGTTCATCAGTCGTCCGATACGCTCACGTTCCAGTTGTTGCGGCGTCATCCCTTCTCGCCTTCGAGCTTCAAGATCAGCTTCCCGGTCGTAATCAGGTACGTTGGCGTTCATAATCGGGCGAGGTGCGGGTGTGCTCAACGAATCGCCCTTGAACCACCGACCCTGTGCTGCACTGCGCATGTTTGCGTCTGCATCTCCACCACTCACGAGGCTCATCCCGGTAGTGATTTCTGTGTCTTCAAACTTGGCGGCATTCAATTGCTGGCGAGCCATCTCAATGCTCTTCTGCTCGCTCATTCCTGTACGTGTAGCCAGCTTCATCACGCGCTCTACGATCGCGTTCGCTTGTGTCTGGCGTTTGTCGCGCTTCGCTTGCCTATACACGGGCGATGCGGTGTGGTCATAGAAGAACTCTTTCCGATGGCTGTTGTTTCCAGGCAAGCCCCAGAGCGGGAGTTCTGCTCCGTACCTACCCGTGAGAGACAGGTAGTAGATATTCTTCATCGCTTTCGAGCCGTCGGAAAGCGTGACCTCTCTCAGTTGCGGCTCTCGGGTGGTGAGCTGTCGAATCCCACGATCGCCCGCTGTCGCATACTTGTGATAGATGTTGAACGGAAACTCCCGAATGTCACCGAACTGCATCAGGGTATTGAGGGTGCGTCGTCCGATCTCCGCAGCCTTTCCGCTGTAGGTCTTATCGGTGAACGGGTGATTCGGATTGTCGAGTGCCCGCCATGTGAGCACGCGAAAAACGTCGCCAAGGTACTCGTCTACGTTGTCGAGCCCCGTCCACTTGGGGAAGATTCCACCAACAGTGTCGTAGGGGGCAACGTAGTCGCCAAGCGACTCGTTCATGTCCATTACCAGCAGCTCACGGGTGTACTCATGGCTACCGTTTACCTTCGGCTCAGTGACTTCAACGCCATTCTTCTCGAAGCGCACCGGACCATGGAAGCGAGTGGGCAACCACCCTGAACCAATCGCCATCGTGATGGCCCAATTGATTGCTTCGGGTGCGCTACCGCCGTTTTGCTTGAAGCGCTTCTCAAAAAGGAATCCGATGTCACCTTGCATCGACTCGGGGAAGTCGATCCTGCCAGCACCGTCATTGAAGAAATTCATAAATCGCGAGGAAATGGAATCGGGTTCAATAGCAATCTGGTTAGGGCCTGCACCCGGTTCACCTTCGACCTGGCCTTCGTCGTCCTGAAGGACACCCTCCCCCGGTCCCATCAATGTCTTAAATTGGTTGTCACCTACGATCCCGAAGGTTCCAATAGCCGCACTTGTCTCGGCAACATCGCCAACGAAATCACGTGCGACCCCGAGCGGGCCTCCGACAAACGGAATATCTTCGAGATCGAGAAAGCCTTCACTCGCGATTCCAGCGGTCCAATTGAATACGCCTTCCATCACGCTTTGCGCATTTTCTGGTGTATCTCCTGGGTAGGTCCCGTATGCCGTGATGAAACCACCGATCGTTTTATCCCCGAGTGCGCTGTATCGGGTGCTGTCGTTCATCACGTAATTCCGCATGCCTTCGGTTACGTGATTCGGGTACAGCTCCACAAAGGAGTCGTACTCTTTGACCATGATCTCCTCTGTTGCGTGTTCCGCTCGAAACTCTGCATCCTTCACCATCCGAACAATCTCATTCGGTTTGATTTGCAGATCGGCCAGCCGGGTGATCTCCAATGCGCGATTGAATCCATTTCTCCCGAGCCCTGCTGTTGTCCCGCTGGACTCTTCGTATGCCATGATCTCGGGACTCGCTTGCGCAACGGAACGGATATACTTTGCTGCCGCTATGCTCGCGAGTGGGTTGGTTCCAATGTTGGCGGTGATACGGAACGCATCAGCCAGCCAATGTTTCGGAGTCACGTAGCCGATTCGAGATAGCGCTTCGAAGCGCAAGCCCATGAGCGTTTCTTCAGCATTGAAGTCGGATTTCTGTCCAGTCTCTTCTGCTTCCTGCTCGGCCTGGAGAGCCATCGCTTTTATCGACTCGGCGAATACGGGGTCAGCGCGTCTTTCAGCCCACCCTGTTGCAGCCTTCTTGTCGTCTGGGTTGTCGGGATCAAGCCAGCTCAGCCCGCCGTCGTATGCGGTCTGGATCATCTTGTCGGATACATCGTTCACCATCTTCTTAGCGTGGTTGGCAGACCACATGCCCCAGAGCTTTTCGAATTGAGGCTGGCTCAGTCCCTTCGAGTCTCGGAGTGCTTCAAGCGACTGGCCGAACGTGTCTCCAGCCTCACCGTGGATCAGAGTAGTGTGGCCATCGACGTAATTGTGGTTCTGCTCTTCACCGAGGATGGACTTGTTGAGCGCTGTCACCCGTACCGGGGAAATGGATGCGAATTCACCGGAAGAGAGTCGAGCCCTGGCCTCCCTGTATCGCCCATTCTCCACCATGTTCGATACGATCCATGTCTCCAACGCTCCGGCCGCTTCGAGGTTCCAATTCTGTGCTTGCTGCGGAGTCATGTCGCCGGTCATCACTGATTCAGTGGTCATCGCGTCGATCTGATCGCGAATGTCCAGCAGCATTTCGGGAGAGTCATTGACCGCCAGTGTTCGCTGCATTTCTTCAAGCTGCGCGATTCGCTGGGCGCTACTTTCCTGCCGCTCGTACTTGATCTGAGTCTTCAGAATGTTCATCCGGGTAGCGGTGAGCCCCGGCAAGGTCTGGTAGTCAAACTGCTTGCGGTCACGAATGTTCGGGATCTTGTCGCGAATCGTTCCGTACTCTCGCTCGATGCTGTCGTTGAATTTGTCGAGCATGGTGCGTGGGTCGTTAGACAGGAGCGCCTTCTCGTTCTCGGAATTCAACGTCTTCTGCGCGGAAAGAAGCGCTTCGTTGTAATCCCTGCGCTGCCGATCCATCGTGAACTTGTGGCTCAGCTCACTAACGACAGACATCGCCGACACGCCAAGGTTTGCCGCCATCGCACCCTTCGCTTGGGGAGAAGGATGATCGCCGCGCACGTTGAAGCTGGGCGGAATTTGCTGCGGTAGGTGAAGCGGTATCTGTGCCATTACGTTACCAACGTGTCAGATGTGCCACCGATTCCGATACCCGGAGCCAACATAATCGGCGGGCCAGATGCGGGAGCAGGAGTCACCAGTTTCGTTTTCTTCTTCTCTTCACGCTCGAAGAGCCCTGCCTCGTCTGCGCGTGCTATTCCCGTTCCGAGCTGCGCGAAGCCAGAGGCGATCGAGCCGTAAAGCGCCTGGTCCCCGATGTTCTTGTAGTAATCCGCCGTCAGGCTTCCAGAGCTTCGGATGTGGTACACGTTGCGTTCCAGCTCACCCGCGAGCTGTGCGAGAATCCCGAGTGGCGCTTCATCCGTGCCTGCTTGAAGTCCAGCCATCCTCGCTTTCGACAACGTGATCCGGCCCATGATCTTTGCCATCTTCACTTCTCGTCGGGTCTTCTCGCGTGCAAGTTGAGAGAGGTCGTGCGCAAGATCCTGTTGCGCAGCGCCGCCGATGATCGTTCCTATCGTAGAAAGCACGCTGTTGACGATTGGCGTGTACTGATTGATTGTTGTGATCTGCTGGTCTGTCAGTGCCATTCGATCAACCTCGACATCATCAAGTGATCCGTTCGATCCGGCCCGTACTGTGGCATCAGGCCATCAATGTTGAATCCGAGTCCAGTGAGGTAGCGGATGCCTCGGTCGAAGTGAGCTTCTACGGTGGCCTGCAAGCGCCAGAATCCCAAATCTCGAGCGCTGGCGAGATCGACCATCTCGCGACCGGCGAGAACGAGTGTCTTCACGTACTTCTCAGCATTGACGGTGATGATCCCGAAACAGTGCCCGACACCTGGCCAGATCTCTTTCACTCCGAAGACAGCGATGACTTCTTTCGTTTTCGGAGCCATGATCGTGCGTGCATTTTCCATCAGCCAATCTTCCGATTCGAACTGCTGTTCAAGCGGAGGAAGGTTCAACCCTTCGGGCAAAGGGATCTGCATTACGTCTTCGTAGCGTGCGGGCCAAATGTCTATCGCTGCGCCCATTCTACCCGTCCCGTAATTGCCGTGATGTCGAGTGGAACCGGCTTGTCCGATGCCACGTAGTACGTTTGGTCAATTCCTAGACCATGATCGGTCAGCGTGTCCACTGATTTTGTCTTCAGCGGGACCGGAGCATTTACTGGATCGGAGAACTCGGACAGCGACACATCCTGCAATTCGTCCAGCTCCTTCCCAATCTGGAAGAAGTTGGAGCGATGCAGATGAACCCAGCTCTCCTTCACCGACTTCGTTCGGTCGGCCAGGGTGCCGCCAGGGATGCCATCCCCTTCGAGCGGCAGGATCTTCACGTAGGAGTTGAAGTTCAGACCGACTCGGATCTTGCTTGCCGGAGTCTCCAGTGTGACCTTTCCACCAACCACGGTGAGATCTCCAATCCACACGCCATCGGCCAGGGCAAAAACCTTCTCGCCTTCGAGATGGCCGAATCCCGAGATCTGTGAGATCGGATCGCCGTCGTAAATAGGAATCGACGAATCGAGAAATGAAGCGTCTTCGAGCTTGGTATCGGTGTAGAAGGGCTCATCGAAGAACTCGATGTACCGGCGCGTTTGACCATTGATCGTGCGCTTCACGACCATCCAGAGTTGGTCGTAGCCCTGGTCATCATCGGATGTCTCCGCTACCGATCGCACTTCAGTATCAGTCCCACCGATCGTGTGAGCATGCCAGCCGAGGACTCGTTGGCTTCGCTCATACGTGATTCCAACGAGAAGGCCATCTTCACGTGCGCCCCAGATTACGGAGTGGGGTTCCTGGGTGTAGGCGAGTTGAAGGAGTCGTTTCTCCGTGAAGTGGTTGGCAAGGATTGAGAGATCCTGCGGCACGAAAGCATCCCGCTCGAAGTTGAATCCGATCGCCAGGAGCCGGTGCTGGGAGGCGGAGAGGTAGACCACCTCATCAGCTACAAGCGTAGGCTTCACCAGGGATGCTCCTGTCACGGCGCTTGGGCGGGCGTTGATGTTGCTCGGGGTCAGCGTTTCCAATTGTGACGTGGCTTGGATCGGCCAGATCGCTCCGGTCGTGCCAACAATCATCTGTCGCACGGCTGCGAGGAAGGCGAATTTATCGACCTGGCCAGCGCCGAGGTTGAAGTGAATTGCCGATGCGTCAGTGACGACCCGCTCGTTGTCGTTGTAGTCCTCGATCCCTTCATCGGGACCGAAGTTCTGGAAGTCCCCTACCACCGATCCCCAGATGGAGGTCGGATGTGTGAGCGTGTCCGCGAACCACAACCGCTGCTCATGGATGAAACATCGAGCAGGGTAGTTGCCTGGGTAGAACGCTCCCATGCGGAAGTAGGGAACCTCAAGGTTCGTTCCGTAGTCGCGATGGACTTGTGTTACGGCAGTGTAGGCATCAGTTACCTCGTCGATCAGGCCCCATCCCCATTCGGGTGTGCCGTCAGTTGTGATGGTGCCACGGAAGCGGTAGCGGCGACCGAGATCGGTACTCGGAGAATCGACGTTCCAAAACGCAGCATTCACCACGAGATTGTCGTTACTACGTCCGTGAATTTCATGGATTCCAGAACCACGGTCTGTGATCGCCACGGCAGAGCCGCCAGCAGAAGTCGCGACCTGAAATTGGTGATCGTTGGTCTTGATGATGAAGTAGAACTGCACACTGCCGAGACTCAAGCCCGCCGGAAGCGTGCCGCTGGTCTTAAAGTCGAGCGGTCCCTGTCTATCGGAATAGCCGTGGTTGGGAATCGTGATTGTGCTCGCCGGGGTTTCGCTGCTGATCGCGACTGCACCGGGCTCAAAGGTAGACGGTTCGATCTGAGTCACAGAGGGGCTATCGCTGGGGTTCATCCCGATCGAGAGAACTTTGTTCATCTCCTCCCACGGCCCGTCGATCAGGAATACATCTCGAATGCGGAAGCCACTCGCTGTCTGCCGCTCAAGCTGCCGTGGCGGGTGATCTGGATGCGTGATGTAGAGGATGTCTCCACTCGGAACGAAGTCGAGCTCCCAGCAATCAGAAATCGAATACCCTGTGTCGATTGCCTGGATGATCGTGCTGGATGGAATGATTGCGTGAGTCCCGCTGCCAGCGTTCGTGATCGACTCCGCAGCTCCGCCAGGAGTGGTAGAAAATCCGAGACTCGCATCTCCGCCATCAGTAGCCGCGAGAACCACGTAGTAGTCGGTTCCTTCTGAGAGCCCACCCGGTAGAGTGCCTTCCGTCTGGAGCTGCACCGGGCCAGCACCATCTTGGAGGTAGTGCGCCTGGTCGAGTCCAACGGTGTCGTTCGTCGTGTCTACACGGGCGCTATCGAATTCCTTCGATGTAGGTACAACCCAACCGCCATCACCGGCAGGTGAGAAGAATCGGATTTGGTTCTCTGCGAATTCGAGGATGTACGCCTGGATGTTGCTGAAGGAGAATCGGACCAATCGGCTGTCTTGTGCCTCGTCAGCGCATGGTGCTGAGTCCGTTCTTGTAAGGTGACGTATCCGAACGGGACAACGCCAGTGGACTCAGCTCACCAGAGTTGAATGCCTTTTGCGTTAGTAGTGCCTGCGGCATCAGCGCACATCAAGCCACGTAGACGATTCGATCTTACGTGGGCTTCCCTCTTGTCCATCGGACCCACGCGCGCTCGACAGGGCTGCCCTGTAGAGTTCGTGCATGACTTCCTTCAAGTTGGCAGCTTTGATTAGCGGTTCCACCCATGTCATCGCGAGTTTGTACGAAATCGCTTCAACAAGTTCGGCATCGTATGAGCCGACGGATGTATTTCGGAAGATGTACTTGATGTTCAGCGGCGAGGAAATGTCCGTGAGGATCTTCCCTGTTTCGATCTGCCACTTGTAGCCCGTGTATTGATCCACGCCGATTGTTTCGCCGTCGATCTCTGTCACACGGAGGTAGTCTTCTGGAAGCGTGTATGCCGCTTCGAATCCCCATACAGGATTATCGCCATCTTGCGTGATCGCGAGTCGTTTCGTTGCGCAATTCCATGGATGCGCACGAAGTACCGAGTCGCGCATTTCCTTATACGAGGTGCGGGCCAGGAGCCCTTCCTTCGTAGAATCCTGAAAACTCTGGATGGGCTTCGCTCCGAGGTGTGCGGTGAAAGCGATATTGCAAATGTCCACTTCGGATGTTGCCATTTCTAACCTCTGGAAGTGCGCCCAGCCCCGTTCCACCCTCCAGGCAAATGCAGGACCGGGCGCTCCCCCCCTCTCCTGAGAGACTAATTCCCGACTAAAACCAGATCTACGTCTGTAACGAACGACGAACCAGCACCGGTCACGAAGAACGTAATGACAACCGGATTCGCTAACGGGAAATCACAAACATCGACTATGCCCTCTCCCGCTGTTGCAAGAGAACCCATGAGAATCGTTGTGGTGGTATTTGTTGTGATCGCAGTTGATGTGCAAATCGTTTCCGGGGAACTCGACTGGCCGAGAAGAGCGACTGTAATGACGAGGGATGCTGCTGCTACTTCCGATGAAGTAACCACCACGAGGTATCCCGTCGTGTGTTTCGTATTTGAAATGATCTGCGTATTCGCAACATTCACGGTGAGTGTTACGCCATCGAGAACTGTCTTACGTGTGTTCTTGGCGAAAGCGGGAGATGCGACAAGCGCGACCAGAATGAGCGTCGCGAAATAAGAGAAGAAGCGTTTCATCGGACACCTCGAAGGGTCGGCAGGGACAGGCCGGGAGATAAGCGGCCCGCCCCCACCTTTGGGTTACAACTTACGCGCCGCTGGCGTACACAACCCGAACGATGTAAATGCCACCGTTGGTTGCAGCCGTACCAACCTGGCCGGTAATGTCGATGTTCACAACCGGATCAACCGTGTAGCTGGCTGCGCCGAGTGCGCACATCTCCCAGAGCGGCATTCCCTTCGCTGTCACCGGAACCGTTCCAGCTTCGTGAAGGTTGTCCGTCCAGACTTCTCCGCTGGCGACATCGGCGAGGCTGTAGAAAAGATCCTCGTCGATCACTGCGCCATCATTGTCGTCACCTGTCAGCATCGTGCCGAAGTTGACGGTGTTGGTCGCTGCCGCAGCCGAGTCGAGATACGTCCACAGTTCGTAGATTCGATCCGAACTCTTCATCGTGAAGAAACGATACGTGTCGTCTACCACCGGCAGCGTATCCGTCATGTCGATGGTTGCGATGCTGGTGCGGAGGCGTGCGTGTTGCAGGCCCGCAGACACCTTTGTTCGCGGACTGGAATACGCCGTTTCCTCATCGCCCGTGCCGAGTGCGCCGAGCAAGCTACCGAAATAATTTGTTGCCATGCCATTCCTCGTGTTGCTTTTCAGTGGGCGAAGCGGCCCGACACGACCCCGCGAAGGGCCACTTCACTCAGAGACTTTTACGCTACTTCGTCGCACTTGATACGAACGACGCCGTTCGGGTCCATGCGAGTCGCGCCAATGCGCATCTCGTAGTAGACCTGCGTGCTGTACTTCTTGGTCGGGAGAACATCGACCGAGCCAGCCGGGTTGATCCCGATGGCCAGCTTGATCGAGTTTCGCTGGAACGCGAGGCATTCACGGATTACATCACCCGCAGATGCAAGTCGCTCGCTTCGGATGAAAGTGAATCCCAAATACGAATCCACATCACCAGTCACGAGAGCGCGAACCGTGTTGTAGTCAGCGCTGGCGACTTCGACCTGGCCGAGCAGTGAAGTGATCTGCTTCGCGGAGCAGACGAAATAACGCTCCCCTGAGTCCACTTCCTTTTCGTCCAGCTTTTCCTTCGCTTCCATGACCTGTTCGATCTGGAGGTCGGACGTTCCGACCACTGCGACTTCACGATCTGACGGGAACGATTCCGTACCTGTACCGGTCTGGCCCGTCGCGGCCGTAGCTGTCGCTGCCTCGATGATGATGTCATCGGTGGTCCGAGCCATGGCCATCGCGAAGCTCTCGCTATAGCTGTTGGTCGGATCGGTGAGCATCTGAACCTTGTCGTCCTTGTCGAGAAGGTCGGCGAGGTCCCACGATTCGAGAGTCACCATACGCCTGAGGTGCGGCGTGTCGGTGTACTCGGTATCCCCGTGGCGTGTGGTGCGCTTGCTCGCCTGGGTTTGTCCGAGCTGATTGTAATAGGCTCGATCGCCTACCACATTCGGGTCGATGTCCACGGCTCCACGGAGCCGAGACATTCCTTGCTGTTGTCGCTGGGTGATACCGTCGCGGAATGCTTGGACGATATGCTGGTCTACTGTTGCGGACATGATTGTCCCCTCCGTTCATTGGTTTCAATGAGTCGAAGGGGTTGTCCGTTTCCGGCCCCTCTTGCCTGTACGTCGGCCTGCCGTCCCTACTTTCGGGCGAGCAGTTGGCTCCTCGCGGAGTTACCCAACGGTCTTCCTGCGCGTTGCCTTTTTCTTGGAAGCCTTCTTTTTTGAAGTCGGCTTCACAGTGGGTTCAGGAGAGGTCGGTCGGGGTGGAATCGCGGGGTGCCGGATGTCCACGATCTTCTGTGCAAGATCCATCACGGTGTTGAAGCGAGTCACCATGGGAGAGGTGTCGGTGACAATTCGGAGAGCGGTGATGCGGAAGTCAATCTTCTCGTCGCTCTTGCCGTCTTCGATCCAGTCGATAAACGGTTGGACATTCTCAAGAGCTGTGGCTTCACTGTTGCGCGAGCCCTTGGAAGAGAGCGCCGTATGTGTTGCTGCTGCAACAATTCTGTCTTTCAGATTACTCATTCAGCCCCCGCTGTTTTCATAGCATACAGATCTGCTCGCCTTTGTACAGCGGCAGAATGACCACTGTGATGTTTGTCATTCAGCGCAGCCTGGAATTCCACATCACCTTCAAGCTGTGCGAGTTCGGATGTGGCCTGTTCCGGGGTCTTCGTGAAGCGCCTGCGCTCACCCATGCCGAGTACGTTGTGCTCTTCGTATGTCTCTCCAACACGCGCCATGGCCAACAGGAAGGGAGCGTGGTTTCCCAGCATCGTGCCGTCCTTCATCTGGAGGCGGGCCATATCCTTGTAGCCCTCACCCCAGAGTGCTTGCATGGCGCGTTTGGCTCCTTCGGCGTTGGCGCTGTATGAGCTGCCCCATTCGGTCTTGAGTTCCTTCACCGCCTTCGCTTTCGATTCCTTCGCGTCGGCTACGGCGACTCCGATCATCGTGCCCTGGCCATCAACGAAAGCCTGTCCGACAAGTTTCACCTGCTCTTTGGTGAGGTTGGCTTTGTGGAAGGCTTCGAGCATCGTGCCTTCGAAATCCTTGTCCCATGGCATGTCTTCGGGGATCTCGACGTTGGCACCCCATTCGTAGCCCGCGACTTCTCCCGGTACGCCGATGGTTTCGTGGTAGCGCTTCAAATCATCTTCGCTCGCGTCTTCGCCGGGTATGCGGGGGCCGAGGGATGACATCTTCGTTTCGAGTTCCAGATACGATTTCCCGAGTGCGGTTGGGTCGGCAAACCGCTTCATCCCCGGATGGTTGGCCAGCTCACCACCCAAGGTGGCGGAGAAGTGCGTCGGTCCCTGCTCGGGCGGCGGCGGCGGAGTTTCCGGGGGAGTTTCGGGCGGAGTTTCGGGCGGAGTTTCCGGGGGAGTCTCGGTTGTCATTACTGGTTGCTCCCTACGATCTCGATTGCATGCCCAACCAGCGTTTCGACTGTGTTGAGGAGCAAGTCGTTCGCTTCGAGTTCTTGCTTGAGGGAATCGAGGCAATCTTCAGGGGCCAGCTCGATCTGTCCAGCTTTTCCTTCCCCCAGCGTCGTCAGCAGGGAGGCAATAGCCGCACGGATTCGTACTGTCGTGTAATATTGGTTCCGCGCGACATGTCTCAACGTGGACATCGGCGAATCGACGGTCGAAAGGGCTGGCGCAGGAGAATCAGTCATCGTCATAAGGATCGAACCTCTCTTGATGCTGCTGCACGTAGCTGTCGAGCTGTTCGTCAGTTGCGCGCAAGATGGATTTGATGTGGAGGATCACGTTACGGCGTCCGAGGAAGTTCGCTGTCTGGTGGGAGTTCTCGGTGTAGAGATCTTTCGTCCACCCGCAGTGCTCCATCAGATCGACGAGCACTTCCTGTCCTTCCGGCGTTCCGAAGACCGTTTGGTAGACGGATCTACGGCGGTAGGAGAGAAACTTCAGTTTCCCCAAGGAGAGGGCGGGCATCAAATTCCTTATGCGGGTGCTGCTGCCCCCGCTTCAAGTTGTGGCACCTGTACTCCAAGATTGCCCGCAGCGCTACTAACCTGTTCCAGCTTGGCCATTTGCGCGGCTTCCTGCTGCTGAATCGCACGCTGCTGACGGATCGCATCGCGATCGGCTTCAGAGCGGAGGATCGCTACCGGCGCTCCCCTGGCGTCATGGATCAAACGCAGCGTTCCATCGGGATCGAGGTTGTCGAGCGCTTCCGGCGCACCCATCTCGGCCATCTGCGCTGCGGCCTGCCAGACCTCCATCGCAGCTCGCGCCTCTGGGAGCCGCTGGCTGCGCAGTACGGGTGAGTTGTAGGACACCTTGAAGTCGGTCCCACGAAGCTCCTCTGGCACTGGCGGTAGCTGTCCCCTGCGGAGCATGGAGAAGAATTGGCGCTGGATCATCGGGTCGAGGAGTTCGACTTTCAACCGGGAGAGCATGGGGGCCATCATGCGCTGCGCTTCCGCGCTCAACTCGAGAACCTGGGTGGCCGTCATGCGTGGATCACGGAAGAGGGTCATCAGGTTGGCGAAGAAGGTTTCCCTGACGCTCTGCCGGGTGGCTTCAATGATCTCCTGGGTGATCGGGAACACGGTGCCTGTCGGAATTACGCCGATGGGATTTCCCCGCGTTCTCACGAGGATGTCTTCTCGGACCACATTGAGCGAGCCAGGAGCGGTCATCACCTGCGTCATCACGCCATCATCGGGAACGGTGAGCGGCGGATCTGCGACCTTTTGCCCCATCTGGAGAATGGTTCGAAGCATCTCGTTGAGCATCAGGCCGTCAGAGAGCGCGGTCATGCCGGGGCCGCGTCCGTAGATCTCGCCAGCCTCGCGTGACCACCGCGCAACGTGGACCGGCAACTCGTAGAAGCCACCTTCGCTGATGATCTCGCCACTCTCCTCTAGCACGTAGACGGAGCGCCACGGCTTCTCATCGCCAGTCGCGGACACCGCGCGCATCGAGGGATCTTCTTCGTGGTAGATGAGGTGGAGGAAGCTGAAGATCTCATCTGGATTTTTCAGCACGGCCTTGTTGATGTGGGCGCTTTCGGTTGTCTGGCTCGTGCCTTCTCCGAAGGCTTGCGCGGCTTGGCGCGCAGTGAATTCGAATTGGCGGAATACGAGGTCGATGAGTCCGATCTCGTTCTCGTCGATGTAGATTTCCCCAAGGGGACGGGCAGAGAAGTAGGTGTGGTCGCCGCGATCGACCGAGAACATCGCGGAGGTGCCGAAGCCCCCGATGTCGTAGAAGATTTCGCTCATGTTCACGGCGAAGCCAGCGCGCGGGATCGAGAAGCCTCGCCGCATTCGCTTGGTGACTTCCTCGTACCAGAGCTTCACGTTCTGGCTGGCGAGCAGGTTGTCGTCTTCCGGCAGCACGCTCATCCACGGTGTACCGGGGTCGGCCAGGAGTCCCTGCAATCCACCGGCAAGTTGGATCAGAGATTGCCGTGCAGTCGTATCGAGGATTCTGCGCACCCGGCGACGGCCAGCAGTCGAGCGGGAAATGAAGTCTCGCTTGCCGAATAGGTTATCGGCGCACTCTTGCCATTCGGTTTCGAAATTGACCCGCTTGGTTTTCACCGACGCGAATCGCGTAACGATGTCCTGCCCTTCTTTGAGGGACATCAGGAACCAATCACCAACGGCGTATTGTCGAATGAAGTACCACCGCCCACAGGTGAACCCGTGACGATGGTTTCGTCGGAACCGGCAAAGATCTGTCGGCCCTTTCGATTCGCGTCTTTGAGTTCCTGATCTACGAGATTGCCTGGATCGTCGGTCGGGGGCGCATCGGGCGCATCTTTCTGCGTGGCCATCTCAACGGCGAGTGTTGCTGCCGTTGCTACGAACATGAGTATTGCCGGAATTGCAGGAGCCATACTTCACCCACCTTAATGCCTGGAGGAGTATGGATCGAACACATCATACCGTTCTGCTTGCGTTTGTCGCATGCTTTGTTCCAGCGGAATCGTGCGCCAGGAGCGGAGCATCATCATGCCGATCCGGGTGGCACTCATCAGATCGTCGAAGTCGTCAACGATCTTTCCTTCCTTCCGGTGGTAGGTGCGGTATTCCTCAAACCACGGGGAGAGATGTGAAGCCACTCTGAAGCGTCCGGTGGCCATGCGCTCATCCATCATCAGGATTCCGGGCTCCACGTTGTAGCCGCCTTCCCTGTACGTGGCGTGCTCACTCATCATCCGGCATCCCTTCTTCCGGTACATATCAGCGTAGGTATCCCCGCTGCCTGGGTCGTGGCGTCCCGCGTCATGGGGATAGGCTGTTGGAATCCACGCTGGCCGCATCTTTAGCGCATCGGCGTGGAGAGACAGCCGAACGTCCTTGTTCTTGTAGATGTCGTAGAGATGCACGATGTCGCTATCGCGGTCGTGGGCCATGAAAGCGATTGCCGTAGGGTGGTCGCCATACCCGAGGTCGAGCCCGTTGCCGCGTGCGAAGTGCTCGGGGATCTCGAATGCCTCTTCTGCCAGTGCGCTTTCCAGATGCTCGAATACGCGGCCACTCCCCAGCATGGGAACGCCGCGCGTCCGCGCGTCCCGCATGTATTCAGGGTATCGTAGGATGATCTTCTGCCGCTGCTCGGGGGAAATATGAAGAGCCTCTTCGATCGCCATTTGGATCATCCAACGCTCGGTAGTGCTCGGCTGCGGGTAGAAGAGCTTGACGACATCGCTCATTCCGTTGAGCGGGGTGAAGGTGATGATGATGTGCCCTTCGGTATTCGTTATGCGGGCAAGGCATTCGGTATGGATGTCTTCGGGGGGTTCCTCATCCAGCCAGATCAAATCTATTTCATCGGACGCCCAGGTCGAGAGCTTCATTTCGTAGCTCTTGAAAACCAGTCGGGAGACACCCCCGGTTGCGTGTTTAATGTTCACGTAGTCAACAAGCCCGGTGATCGCACGGTTCATCACGGGCTTACTGGCGATGGCGTCGCGGGGGATCATCCCCGTTCCCCAGTCGTTTTCATCCCCAAGTAGCATGACTTGAACGCGCTCGCGGGTGGCCTTGTTCGACACGCCCGCTGCCCATGAACGGATGGGCTTGTGGAAGCGCTTGCCTTCCCACCATTCGGGGTAGCGCCCAGTTAGGTGAACGCCTTCTTCGTATCCACCGCAATACGTTTTCCCGAGCTGATTGCCCGCCATGAAGAGTCGCTCAGGAAAGCGGGCTCCCGCAGCGTGGAATTTGAGTTGCTTTTCGTAGGGTTGGTAGGCTTTGTAGGTCTGATATTGAAGATCACGAATCTGTTTCGCGATCTCCCTCAGGCCGTCCATCCCCGAGTGCGGGTTCTGTTCCAACCCCAACGGCGGCTGCAAGGGCCTCGGCATCTATGTTGAGTCCCGGTATCCGATCGACACCTTTTTGGATGTAGGCGATGAGCTGCGCGGTGTCGAGTCCATCGAGTTCATCAATTTTCCTGTTCCGGTTTTCTTTCCGCACGACGAACATATCGTGCTCTTCCCCACCGATGAGCTCCAAGGCGCGGTTGCTTGCTGGTAGACCACCCTTAACTTCCCGTCCCAATTGAACATTTGTTTTCAGCTCCTCGAGTATTCCGCGACGGGAATACACGTGATCGTTCTGCATGCGCCGCGCTTGATCGGCTTTCAGCCATTCGATCCGCGCTTTCACTTCGGGCCGGTAAGCCATCTTCTCAGCTTGGCCCTGCTGGTTCTTGATCGACTTCCCCCCGGCCATGATGTAGCACTGCTTCAGCGAAGCACCGGAGAGCGCGCGATGTTGCGCGAAGATCTCATGCTTGGAGTTCAGGAGGGGAAGGCCCGA